TGTCATTATCAATAAAAGCTGTTTCCACCAGAACGGCGGGCATCGTGGTGTCCTTCAGCACGATGAGGTTGGGCCGTTCCTTCAGACCACGATCCACTGTGCCGAGGCTCTGCACAATCTGCGACTGGATGCAGATGGCAAGCTGCGGAGACTGACCGCTGCCGTTGGCATAGATAAGCGTTTCCGTACCACGGGCGCAGCCGCTGTCGGCATTGCAGTGCAGACTGACGAATACATCTGCTGGCCATGCGTTTGCCGTATCCACCACGCAGGGCAGATCCGGTGTTTCCCCGGCCAAATTATCGCTTTGCAATAATTTTACCTCGCAGCCTGCTGTTTCCAAATATGTTTGGACGAGACTGCCAATCGTAGCAACCACATCACATTCCCGCAGTCCGGTGTCGGGATTCACAGCGCCGCTGTCCCGTTCCCGGTCATGCCCGGGGTTGATACATACACGCATTATGTTGCCTCCACTTCAGTATAGGTATAGGTCTTTCCATTCCGTGTCACGGTTACCTGCTCGCTTGAGCCGACCTGCTCGATATACCGTTTCACAATGACGTCGCAGAATTTTTCATCGAGCTCCACCATGTAGCAGCGTCGTTTCGTCTGTTCGCAGGCCAACAGCGTCGAACCGCTGCCGCCGAATGGATCCAGCACGGTGCAGCCGGTCATGCTGGAATTTAGGATGGGATAGGCCAACAGCGGGATCGGTTTCATCGTGGGATGGTCCGTATTCTTTTTCGGCTTATCAAACTCCCAGATAGTGGATTCCTTCCGTCCGGTGTACCATTCATGCTTTCCTTTCTTCTTCCAGCCGTAAAGCACCGGTTCATGCTGCCATTGGTAAGGCGAGCGTCCCAGCACCAGCGACTGCTTCTTCCAGATGCAGCAGCCGGATAAATAAAAACCGGCATCCGAGAAGGCTTTCCTAAAGTTAAGTCCCTCGGTGTCGGCGTGGAATACATAGATGCTGGCATCCTCTGCCATGACGGTGTGCATGCAGGAAAACGCATCATATAAGAATTGGTAGAACTTGTCGTCCTGCAGGTGATCGTTCTTGATTTTTCCGGCCCGGCCTTCGTAGTTGACATTATATGGCGGATCAGTGACCACCAGATTGACCGGTGTTCCCTGCAGTAATCGCTGGTATGTTTCCGGCTGGGTGCTGTCGCCGCAGAGCAGGCGATGGATTCCCAACTGCCACACATCACCGGCCTTGGAGAATACCGGTTTCTTAAGCTCGGCATCCACATCAAAATCATCATCATGTACACCATCCTTTATATCGGCCTTGAACAGGTCGTCCAATTCTGCCGGATCAAACCCGGTAAGCGACACATCAAAGTCGCTGCCCTGCAGATCGGTAATGAGCAGGGCTAATTTATCCGTATCCCAATCGCCGCTGATTTTATTAAGGGCGATGTTTAGGGCTTTTTCCTTTTCGGTGTCCATGTCGATGACGACGCAGTCAATTTCCGAGATGCCCTCCTGCTGGAGCACCTTCAGGCGCTGGTGCCCGCCGACCACGTTGCCGGTGCGCTTGTTCCAGATAACCGGTTCGACGTAGCCGAACTCGTCCAGCGAGCGTTTCAATTTTTCATATTCCGGATCGCCCGGCTGCAAATCCTTTCTCGGATTATAGGCTGCCGGGATAAGGTCTTGTATGTTCTTTTTGATCAATTCCATAATTATTTTCCTTTCCGTGCCTGCAACAGGTGTTCCATCATCGTATCCTGCGGACTTCCTACAAATGCTGTGGTACAGTTCTGCTTAACGATATCGAAAATCTCATACCAGAGCAGGTTCGCCTGCTTCTGGAACGACTGGCTCATCTGCACAAACGGACTGGTAATGGCACCGCCGGTCGTGGGGTGCTTGCCGAGCAGTCCATACGTGCTGATCGCTTCCTCACACTGGATATACCGGGCGAATGCCTGGGCATAGGCTTCCAGCAGCCGGGGATTGACGAGCCGTTCGCAGCCGCGGTCCTTCAGCCATTGCCAGGTCTGGCGGAACAGGTCGTCGGCACCAAGCGGCTTGCCGTCCCGCTGCCGGGCGGACAAATAGTCGCTGGGATTCGGCATATCCTCGCCGGTGAGATCTGCGGCATCGTTTAACTCGGCACCTTCTAAGGCAGGCGTCGGCAGGTCGATAATGGTGGCTGCTTTTCCCTTGTCGATTTTATCGGCCAGCGCCTCCGGCTTGTCCCCGGCGCGGATCCGTCTGCCGCCGCGATTGGTTCCGTCCTTGGCCATGGCTGTTCAACTCCTTTCCCATGCGGTAAATCCCCCGTTTGAACCGCAGTTTTTGTGCGTGTGACCCCAGCACCGGTCTAGCATTTTGCCGTACCCGGGATTTTGACCGCCCCTCCTGGAGGAACGTAGTCACTCGTAGCGGTATTCCTTTTTGGCATGATGCCAGCGGTCGTCCATCTCGGCGGTTATCTTCGAGTGGCACGGCTTGCACAGCGCCATAAGGTTATCCTCGTCGTGAGTGCCGCCGCGGGAGAGGGGACGGATATGGTGCACCTCCGTTGCCGGTGTGGTTTTGTGGTTCTTCAGGCACATCTCGCACAAGGGATGCTTTCCAATGTAGCGGTCCCGGATGCGTTTCCACGCTCTGCCGTACCGTTTCTTGCTGACAGGACTGCGCTCGTACGTGTCATAACGTTTGTCCATTAATTTTTGATGCTGCTCGCAGTACCGGTTCGCGGTCAGCTCCTTGCAGCCGGGATAGGCGCACGGTTTCTTTGGTTTCCAAGGCACAATGTTCATCTCCATACAACAAAAGCCTTCAAAGGATTGCTCCCTCGAAGGCTTCTCTTACACTTTTATGCTATTAGTATATCACACGTTAAGCAGGTACATGCGTCCGCGATATTACTCATGCTGCTAAAATAATTGGGAATGGCTGCCCAAACGATACAAAAGAAGAACAAGTACATCATCTCTTGTTTCATAAACGAGAAGCCAATCTGGATCAATATGGCATTCCCGGCAACCTTTGTATGTTCCACCTAAATCATGGTCTCTATATTTTTCATCCAATTGTTTTCCTTGGGCCAATTGCTCAATGACAGAGAACAGCACATCTATATCTTTGTTCTGCTTCTTTGCCAATTTCAAATCTTTCTTAAATTGAGTGGTGAATTTTACTTCGTACTTCATTTTTCAAGGGCCACACGCAAATCTGTCATATTGGTATACCCTTTTACTTTTTTATCAATGGCGATTCGTTTGCCTTCTTCAATGGCAGATCTAGTTGTTGCATTAGGAACGTCAAGAGTGAGACGGAAGGGAATGCCATTTTCTCGTATCGTTGTTTTTAAGAATATGTTTACCGCCGTCGTCATATTCATTCCCAGAGCATTGAATATTTTCTCAGCCTGATTTTTGACTTCCTTATCCGTCCGGATATTCAAATTTGTATTTACCATATTCAACACCTCCATTTCTGTCTTGAATATAGCATTATTTTTGGCTGATGTCAACACAATGTCAATATAATAAACACATAGCAAAAGCCTCCAAAGGATTTGCTCCCTCGAAGGCTTCTCTCACATTCTTTCATGCTATTAGTATACCACGCAAAACAGGTAAATGCGTCCGCGATTTTGGACATCATGTCTTTCCAAACAAAAGGATGGCAAACTTAGCTAATGCACGATTCTTCCTTTTGTAGGCAGACGACCGTTCGATGTGGAAATGATCAGCGATGGCATAGACAGCGCTCATTTGTGCATCCTCATCAGCATAGAAGGTTTCCAGTACGTACTGCTCGTCGCTGTTTAGCTTATCCCATGCAGGACGGAACCATGCCATGTATTCCACAGCCTGTCGATACCGCTCCTTCAGGATGTCAATATCTGCCAAACCGGAGATGGTATGTTCCTCCGCGGCATGCGGATTGCTGGAGTGCGGCATCCCATCGAAACCGGACGGGTGCAGACTGGTCATGGCAGCATATGCCTGCTTGATATCCTCGCTGGTGTTTTCGATGATGAACTTCATGCTGTCGTAATCCCGGATGGCATCAATAGCACCGCTTCGTTTATTCAGATACTTCCAGATAACACTCATAGGTTGCCTCCTTGCAAGCTGGCCCGGACTGCCTCAATCAGTGCAGCCTGGGTTTTGTTTTTTTCTTTTAATGATTTCATAATGGTTTCATCTATGGTTCCGGCAGTCAGGATGTGATGAATGATGACCGTATCGGTTTGTCCTTGCCGCCAGAGACGGGCATTCGTTTGTTGGTATAATTCCAAGCTCCAGGTTAGTCCAAACCAGACGAGGGTGGAGCCGCCTTGTTGCAGGTTTAGACCATGCCCGGCGGAGGCGGGGTGGAGAATAGCAACGGGAATAACACCAGCGTTCCAATCTGTTATATCCTGCGAAGTTTTGATTTCTCGCACGGTAAACCGCTGCTGGATTCGTACCAAGTCATGCTTGAACCAATACGCAATCAATACGGGTTTGCCATTGGCACCTTCAAGGATATCCTCCAGGGCATCGAGCTTTCGGTCATGAATGGGAATGATTCGTTTTTCCGCATCGTAGACGGCACCATTTGCCATCTGGCATAACTTGTTCGATAAGGCAGCCGCATTTACGGCATCAATTTCTTTCCCATCTAATGAAAGTACAAGCTGGGAACACAAGGTATCATACATGTTTCGTTCCCGCTTCGAGAGTTGTACACTGATTTCATTTCGTACTAATGCTGGCATAGTCAGATACTCCTTGCTTTTCATGGAAATGGTGATGTCTGCGATACGCCGATAGATTTCTTCTTCCGCACCGGGTTTTGGTTTGTAAGAAAAGATCATCTGCTGATTCCGCTTATCCGGTTGGAAGAATTCACTCCGGTAGTGGGTGATAAAGCGACCAAGCCGTTGTCCCATATCCAACAGGCGAAACTCTGCCCAAAGATCCATCAGGCCGTTTGAAGAAGGTGTACCGGTTAGTCCTACGATTCGTTTTACCTTGGGACGAACTCTTAACAAGCTCCGAAACCGTTTTGCTTGATATGATTTAAATGAAGAAAGCTCATCGATTACCAGCATGTCGTAATGAAAGGGGATGCCGGAATCTTTTATCAACCAAGGCACATTCTCACGATTGATAATATGGATATTGACCTGCTGCAAGAGTGCGGCTTTTCGTTCCGTAGCCGTACCAATAGCAACGGCATACGTTACATCATGCAGATGGTCCCATTTCTGGATTTCTGCTGGCCAAGTATCTCGTGCTACACGCAGGGGTGCAATCACTAATACGCGATGGACGTCAAAACTGTCATAGATTAATTGCTCTATGGCGGTTAAGGTAATGACGCTTTTTCCCAATCCCATATCCAGTAGAATGGCAGCCGTTGGATTTTTTAGGATGAAGTTTGTGGCATAGGTTTGATAATCATGAGGTTTGTATTGCATCCAGCATTCCTCCTAGTTGCGTACTATTGTCGATGCAGTATACCGGAAAACCAAGTGTTTCTAACTGGCGCTTCCGATGTACCTGTAGCGGACGCATTTTCTTTCCGGGTGCTTTAAGCTCCACAAAGGCAATGCGTCCATGGGGCAGCAGCACCAATCTATCCGGCATCCCGTTATATCCGGGGGAGACAAATTTGGGACAGATGCCGTCTCTATGTTTTACAGCCTGTACAAGCTGCTGTTCGATTATTTTTTCTCGCATGATTTCCTCCGTCAGGGTGTTTAGTATCGACTTTTCATCAAGGTGTGTGACACCCCCGACACCTGGTTACTATAACTTCCTATAGGGGTTAATTTTTAATGGTCTATAGAGACTTTAGGGTAGGAGGTGTCGGAGGTGTCACGCTTTAGTTTAAAATGGCTTTTTCTGTCAGCCGTATTCCGCGAACAAACCGGCCTTGGCGATTTCTGAAACGCATAATCCCGGCTTGTTCAATGGCAGTATAAAAATCGGCGGAATTTCGCACATAATCACCGGTAACATTACAAAAGTTTCGATACGCAGTATAAAAATCACCAGATTTTTCCTGATAGGCTTCGCCAAGTTCGCAGCACTCATCCAGAAAATGGCCGAGCCAGTCATTGTTTTCACGGTACGAGCCGATGGCTTCCCGCACACAAGCTGGTGTGGTAAGCTGAAAATTTTTTTGAATGATCTTCTGTGCCCCTTCAATGATCCAAGCCAGGACATACTCGCCTGCATTTTTAAGCAGGTAGTCTGCATAATTTTTGATATCGTCGTTTCCTTCAATGCGAGCGTTAAAGGGTATCACAATGAGCCTGCGCCAGGTACCGGGATCATTGGCACCGACGCGGGGTAGGTGATTGGTATAGAGCACCAAGGTATGGCTGGGAATAAACTGGAAGGGATCTTTATATTTCTTTTCTGCAAAGACCGCATCCGTTGAGCATAATTGCTTGATGATGGAGGTGTTGAGCCGCATACCTTCATCAAGCTCGGCGGCAATAAGCAGCCGTTTCCCTTTAGCCTCGGCCATTTCCGGCTTTACATTCCGGCGGCAGCCGACAGTTAATGTATCTGCTGATATGTTGCCGCTATAGGTGCCAAGTACTCGGGAGATAACATTCCAGAAGGTGGATTTCCCATTACGACCTTCACCGTAAGCGATGATCAGCGCTTCTACGTATACTTTTCCGATAGCAGCTAGTCCCACGATTTGCTGGACATACTCAATAAGCTCTGCATCTTTGCAAAAGAAGGTATTGATAGCAGAACGCCACAAATCTTTTCCATTGTCACCGGGCGAAACCTCTGTTACCTTGGTGATTTTATCTGTTGCTGTTGACGGATGTATGCCACATAATCCATCGGGCAGATAATATGTGCCTAGTGGGGTGTTCAGTAAGAATTCATTATTGTCGAGCTCTGTCGGTTTACATTGCAGCATGGGTTTTGCCGCCTGCAGGCAGGAGTTTAAATACTTGGTATCGCGACGCTTAATGACGAACGTTTTATATTCCTTTGCGATCGCATATTGGGTAAAGGCTGCCAGTTGTGCTGCATCGAACAGCTTCTTTGCCTTAGCTGCACCCGAGCCGACTAACACATCAGAACCACCGGATTGCTTCAGCTTTTGCCAAGCAGCACGTTCTGCAGTTTCCGCTTCTTGTAGCTGCCTATCTGTTAATTCCTGCACCACAGCGAGTGCCTGTTCGTCAGATTCGTTCCAACATATCCCGTCATAATGTAAAAAGTCGGTAGCCGTTGTAAATTGGAGCGTATCGGCATATTCTCGAGCTACCCAATGGCGTCTATACGGTCGTCTTCTGGAAGCATGGTTACACATCACAGACTATGCGTGTGACCGCTCCCGGGCCTGTTCCTGACGTAGTCCTCCATCCCGGCGGAAACCAGAAAATCGATTTCAGGAAATGATACACGTGCAAAAGCTCTCGCCATGTTGGCAACGGTCAATAGGGTGAGAGCTTTTCCATATGCTAAAGGACAGCGGTTTAGTCGTGGGCCATATAACGATATGTATGGGGCAACGGAAGGGAGATGCTGCTGTTGAAGAAGCTGTTTTCATCCATCGCGATGATACTAGTGTCCTGATATTTACCGGCTGCAATCAGGAACGACCACTTCCATAGAAACAAAATTAGAAGTTATACACATTTTATGTCATAAAATGTGTATTTAATGAAGAAAAGCGGCCATTTTATGGTACACTCTCTTAATATTCTCTATACATATGATATAATGCAGACATGGTGAGTGTAAAACCATGATATGTGAGATTGTTCAAGGAGAGGAGAGGAGTGCAGGTAATGATACGAATTGCTATTTGTGATGACGTATCTGAACAGGTTGCCGTCATTCGTAAGGCCGCTGAATATTATTTTGCAAAACATAAAGAGCCGGTTGAATTCACGGAGTACACGAATGCATTCGTCTTTCTGGGGGATTTGGAGCTCAAAGGTTGTTTTGATATTGTATTGCTTGATGTGTGTATGCCCGGTATCCTTGGTATTGACGTAGCCGCTGAAATGCGTCGTAATAACAGTAAGGCTGAAATCATATTTCTTACGGCAAGCGATGAATTTGCAGTCCAGGCTTTTGCTGTCAAAGCCGCCCATTATTTGCTTAAACCATTTACGCAGGATGATTTCGATGATGCTATGGAGCGGACGATGGAACGGCTTGTCCAGCATCATAGCAGGAAACTAGTTTTTCGACTTGTTGGTACGGGCATACAGGTAGAAGAAATCAATGATATCCTTTATGCGGAAAGCAAGGGACATATACTTCTTGTCTATCTTAAAGACGGGACATATTTCCAGACGAGATTAACTTTAGGCCGTTTCCTTGAAATGGTGAATAATTACTCGCCGGGGCAATTTGTTTCTCCTGGAAAGGGTTATATAGTAAACTTATTGGCAATCCATGTCATTAAAAGTGATTGCATAGAAGTCCAAGGGAAATATATTCCTCTGGCTAAAGGGAAATTCAGGGAATTCCAAGAAAATTATTTTAAATATATATTTGCGAAATAATAAATCTTCCATGACAGGTGCGTACATAACGCACCTGTCATTTTTTGTAATTTATGAGACAAAATATCTTCAGACTGACTGCGAAAACGAGTTTATTTTTATAAAGTATAAAAACACAAAACATACAAAAAAATGCGGAAATAATCATTTGTGGTAGATTGAGGAAATAAAATAGCCCTGTTATGTGAAATTTATATTTAAAAGAATTGACCTAGTATACTAAAGTTGTAACACCTCGTGATAGTTTGATAAAATATACTGTATCGGAGGTTGTTACCATGAATCAAAAATATGAGCCTGAGCTCAGGGAAAAAATCATCCGCCTTTATCTGGAAGAAGGTCGGACGCTGAACAGTCTTACCGAGGAATACCATCTCGGCAAAGGCACGTTACGATATTGGCTGAAACATACCCGCGAAGAATGCGACGAACACACGGGACAATCCCATGTGGAACTCCAACGCCTACGAAAGCAAAATACAGAACTTCGTAAGGAAAATGACTTCTTAAAAAAAGCGGCCGCATTCTTTGCCAAGGAAGTCGAGTAAGCCAATATCAATTCATCCAGAAATATCATCAGCAATATGGAGTACGGTGGTTATTGCGTAAATTTACGATGAGTCCTACAGCGTACTACAATTATCTAAAAAATCGTAAAATGGGATATCGCAACCATAAGATTGCCATCCAACGGCGCATGGTAGAAATCTATCATGCAGAATCCGGGGTTCCCGGCTATGGCCAGATGCATGATTATCTGGCACTGGAACATATTCTCATCAGCAGGCTGACTTCCCATCATTATATGCGGGAATTAGGGTTACGATCCATCGTGCGTCGGCGTAAGACTGCGTATGTCAAAGGAAAAATCCATCAGATATTCCCGAATCTGCTCAACCAACAGTTTGATATAGAACAGCCAAACCGAATATGGGCCACTGACTTTACGTATCTACCTATGCCAGACGGATCGATGCGATATAATTGCACGATTATTGACCTGTATGATCGCTGTGTGGTAGCAACCTGTAACGGAGCACATATCACGGCAGAACTAGCCATGATCACGCTACAAAAAGCACTGGATATGCACAAGCCAGGGAAAGGTCTCATCTTGCACAGCGACCAAGGCGCGCAGTTCACGTCGGAAGCATTCGTCCGTTTCTGTGAAGAACATTATGTTCAACAAAGCATGAGCCGAGCCGGCTGTCCATATGATAATGCACCCATGGAACGATTCTATAACACGTTGAAAAATGAGTATTTTAATTTACGGAAATTTAGGGATGTGAAGTCGATGAATGAAGGTATTTATTGGTTTGTCTATTGCCATTACAATCGGCGTAGACCCCATTCCTACAACAATGGATTACCTCCTTATGCTGCCAGAATGTCGGCATAAGGAAACTATCACTCAGTGTTACAATTTGGGTTGACTACTACAAATAATAGAAGTTATAATATAACATATAAAAAGATTATTACTGTCCTTATACTGCAGCAGAAAGGAGGGAATGATATGATCCATGCTGCTATATGTGATAATGTGGAGGTGCAGTGTCAGGCTATTGAGCAGAGAGTGCAGGCCTATTTCTTTCGAAAAGGTGAAGAAGCGATATGTTCTTTATATACCAATACATTTAAATTGTTAGATGATATGGAAAAGGACAGGAATTTCGATGTCATATTAATCAATACGCGTATGGATCGGATTTCCGGGATAGAAACCATGAAGGAAATGCGGCGTCGCAAGTGGAATGTTGAATTCATATTTCTGACAGACAGTCCTAAATTTGCAGTAGAAGCGTTTGCACTGAAGGCAGCATATTATTTAGTGCAGCCGTTTACGAGGCAAGCCTTTGACAAAGCAATGGATGTCGTCATGATGCGGATTCAGCAATATCACAGTCAAAAAGTGATATTTCATTTGAACGGTAGTGGTATCCAAGTGGAAGAAATTCATCACATCGACTTTTTGGAAAGTAATGGGCATATCCAGACCATACATTTAGCAGATGGCTCGCTAATTGAGGTTAGACAGTCGTTGACGAGTCTACAGAAGATGTTGGACAAGGCAGCAGAGGGGCAGTTTGTATCGCCTAGTAAAGGATATATAGTCAACCAGTCCGCTATTCATGTTATCAAAAGTGATCATATTGAAATTAAGGGGGAAAAAATTCCTTTAGTTAAAAGGAGGTATCGTACATTTTTACAGAATTATTTCGATTTTATTTTTAAGCATTAGAGGTAAGCGATAACGAATTTATTTTATTCCATAATTTAAGAAAAAGAGGTGTCTTGTATGAATAAGATTTATAAAGTCATTTGGAATCAGGCAAAACATTGCAATGTAGTCACGAGCGAATTTGCTAAAGGACACACAAAATCTTCCCATATAGGTGGAAAAGCAACAGTTGCTGCTGTCGTGATGGCAACTTTATTTGCCTGCGGTGTGGGGCCTGTTCAAGCTAATGTTGGATCAGCGCATCTTGGAAGATATGGAGTCTTGACTACCAATAATGCTAAGAGCGATGTTAACGCACTTAATCAACTTATAGCCAATAAGGATAATTATTTGACAAAAAATGCTTTGAATGGCTATGTAACCCAAACTGATTTAAAAAATTATGTGACTTTTCCAGATTTGAATACGGCTATGACTACTGAACAAACTGCCAGAGACGCAGCGGATGGAGTATTGGACGGTAAGATAAAAGACGAAGAGACTGCCAGAACTGCAGCGGATGGAAACTTGCAGACTAATATAAATAGTGAAGCATCGACTCGGGCATCAGCAGATTCAGCGTTGCAGGCTAATATAAATAGCGAAGCATCAACACGAGAATCAAAAGATACAGCACTGGATACAGCTATAAAAGCTGAAGCAACTACTAGAGAAAATGCGGATACGAAATTACAGTCTAATATAAATAAAGAAAAGAATGCAAGAGTAGCTGCAGATAAGAAATTACAGTCTAATATAGATACTGAAACGGCTGCTAGAAAAGCGGCAGATAAGAAATTAGATACAAGACTTACGACAGTAGAAACAAACACTGGCGGCATCACAAGGGATACGGCGACCGATACCACATATATCGAAAAGAACGTAAGCGTCGATAATTTAGGGAATGTCAATGCCAAAGGTACTGTAACAGCGAAAAATGTTACAGCCACAGGAACACTTCAAGGCAAAAACCTGGACGTGACAAAAAATGCGAATGTCGGCGGTAACTTAAAGGTGGCTGGCGACACGACACTGCACGACACGACTATCAAAGGAACATTAGATACTAAAGGTGATGCTGTATTTGAACAAGATGTTACCGTCAAAGGACAATTGCAAACTGATAATCTGCTCATCAAGAAAGATGAAAATAATTACACGAAAATTGATGGCGGAAATGTGACATCGAAGAATCAAAAAGTTTTGAATGATGGAACGACAGTATCTAGTTCATCTACATTTAATGCTAAAAAAGATCAAGTTGGCTTATCTGACAACCAGGGGCATAGTAGCAATCATGTTCAGACGGCGACAAAGACAACCGATAAGATTTCAGCTGATAACGGGAAGATTACGAATACAACGACCAATACAGCTGATACATCTAAACAAGTTTTGAAGGACGGTAAGAATAAGAATAAGACTGTCAATACTGCGGAATCGTCAGATCAGACATTGACAGATGGCGCCAATACAAACGTCAAGCATGAAGATAGCACGACGTCGACACAGACGATGACATCAGGTGATAATGTCATTACATCCAGCAAGGATGCTGCCAATGCGAACACTGTAGATAGCGTCACGAATGGT